GATTCCTCCGTATGGTTGGTGCCGAAATGCCTTGCGCTTCTGACCTTATCAAATGGGCAGAACAAGGCCGCTTGCACGTCAAGTACATTGCTTGTACAACAGATGCGCTCGTAAACGCAACAACTGCTACATTCACAATTCCGACAAGCCCCACTAACCAAACCCGGACCCCTTTGAATAACCCATTGGCTGGTGGAACGGCAACTACCCAAAACAACCTTGGTGCTATTCGTGTTGGACAAACCCTTTTCATTCAGCAAGAAAATGGTGCAAACTCTGTCAACGCAGTTGTAACTGCTGTCCCTGCTTTCAATACATTTACCGTTGCTTTTTATCAATCAGGCGGTTTGCCCGTTGCTGGCCTTAATAACACCTTCAGCATTTGGATTTATGGCTCTGAATTTGGAAAAGGAACCAGTGGGATGGATGTCGGAACGCAGTCTTTTGACATCTACAAAGACAACACTCCTATCATTTTGAAGGATAGATTTACTGTTACCGGTTCTGACATGACTCAAATTGGTTGGGTTGAAGTGACGACTGAAAACGGTGCCTCCGGATACCTTTGGTACATGAAAGCCGAGCACGAAACTCGCCTTCGTTTTGAGGACTATCTTGAGTCTTCTATGCTTGAAGCTGTTCCAGCCGCCTCTGGTAGTGGTGCAGCAGCTAACTCGTATAAAGGTACTAAGGGCGTTTTCCACGAAATCAACAACGATGGTAACGTGTTCAGCGGTGGCTTCCCAACCAGCCTTATCGACTTTGACGCGATTGTACAGCGTCTTGATAAGCAAGGCGCCATCGAAGAAAATGCGTTGTTCTTGAACCGCGCTGCTTCTTTTGCCATGGACGATTTCTTGGCCGCTCAAAACAACTACGGCACCGGTGGAACTTCCTATGGTCTGTTCCAGAACAGCGAGCAAATGGCTTTGAATCTCGGCTTCCGCGGGTTCCGCCGTGGTTATGACTTCTACAAGTCCGACTGGAAATACCTGAACGACCCCACTATGCGCGGTCAAGGTACCGCTACCGGTACTGTCGGTGGTCAAATCAATGGACTTTTGGTTCCTGCTGGTACCACAAACGTCTATGATGAGGTCATGGGTCAAAATGCCAAGCGTCCTTTCTTGCACGTTCGTTATCGCCAAACCGAAGCTGAAGACCGCAAGTTCAAAACTTGGGCCGTTGGTTCTGCCGGTGGAGCATCCAATAGCGACCTCGATGCTTTGACAATTCACTACCTGTCTGAGCGTTGTGTGTGCGTTTTGGGTTCGAACAACTTCTTTTTGTTCCGCAACTAATCATGATTACCGGGGGTGTGTTCAAACACACCCCCTTTTTTTTTAATCTTAAACTTTAATCCAATGTCAAAAATCTACAAACTTATCGGAGGAGCTGCCCCTCTAAGCTTTATGCTTGCTAGCAGAAACACAACCGCAAAAAGGCTTTACCATTTTGACGGAAAATCTAACCGGGAGCTTCGTTATGCCCGGAATCAAAAAAGTCCGTTTGTCGATGAGCAAGACGGAAATTTCATTTTAGAGCCAATCATTTTTGAAGATGGCTTTTTAAAAGTAGATGACACCAACCCGGTTCTGCAAAAGTTCCTTGAGTTTCATCCGGATAATGGTTCTGTTTTTGTTGAGGTTGACAATAAAAGGGACGCACAAAAAGAACTCGATTATCTTGAAATGGAGGCCGATGCGCTCTCTAAAGCAAGGACCCTGGACATTGCTATGATGGAGAATGTGGCTCGAGTAGCCCTCAATGTTGACCCATCAAAAGTCAGTACGCAAGAATTAAAGCGTGACATTATTGTGTACGCAAAGCATAATCCTGAAGAGTTTCTTTCAATCGTTAATGACCCGCATGTGGCTCATGAGGGCTTGGTTGCTAGGCTGTTTGATTATGGAGCTATTGTCGTAAAGAAAAACGCCGTACACTATAATCTTTCAAATAATAAGTCAAAGCTTCTTATTGTTCCCACCGGTCAGGATGCGCATGAGGCTGTCAGTTCGTTCTTTATGACCGAAGAAGGAGTAGAGGTCATGACGATGCTCGAAAAATACATCTCTCAATAATTTGTATATTTGCTCAAAGTTTAGCTATGCAGAGATTTTTAAAGATTCCAAGAGAACTCACGTCTGTTCCTTTTTACATTAATCTAGACTTGATTTCTTCCGTTCAGCGCGGGGCCGATAATACCACGGTAAACCTTTACGTTAAAGGGTCGGTAGCTGCCGCTAGGGATATTATTACATTAACCTTGAGCGCGGGAGACGATGGGGCTATTGCTTCTATCATAAACACAATTAATAATTTTTGCGAGCCAAAGGCTAGTAACGCGAGTGGTATAGCAGTATTTTATCCGCAGCCTGGCGTAGCGGCTTTTACCTTAACAGCATCAATCGGTTAAAATGGCAAAATTTTTAAGAATACCTATTGGTAACGCAACTAATAGCGAATGGTCCGCTGTTGCAACAGGGGCAAACAATGTCGTTGTAGCAGTAGCGTCTAAGGGTCCTTTGCGTGTGGCCCGAAGTACCGATGGAGGTGTTAATTGGACCTATATTGCTCCAGGGGCAAATATGAATAACAAGGACTGGGTATCCGTTGCTAGCAACGGTGCTAGCCTTTTTGTAGCCGTTGCTAATGCTGGTGGAACTAATCACATTATGTACAGTTCAAATGCCGGCGAAACGTGGCAACTTGCAAACACCCCCATTTCATTAGCGCTTAATTCTGTGGCATGGAATGGAAATAGGTTTGTAGCCGTTGGAGACAATACGGCAGGCTCGACGTTTGCTCAAAAAAGCACAGACGGGATTACATGGGCAGCTATTGGGGCTTATCCCCAAAACGCCAACTACCGCAGCGTTATTTGGTCAGGGACTACTTGGATTATTGCTAATGGAACGGTAGACGCAACTGCCGGCAGGTCTATTGCGGTGGGAAATGCAGAAAATGTGGTTACCTGGGCAAATGCCGCAAACTCTCCGGCAAGTAGGGCATTTGTAAGTCTGGCAAGAATGGGAAGTCTTGTAGTGGCTACTACTTCTGCAAGTCAGGGGGTAACTATAACTCAAGACGGAACGACGACGTACACCGCAATTACTGTACCAGGCGTTTTTGCCACTGGTCTTTTTGTAACATCTGATGGGACAACAGCCGCTTTTGTCGGAAAAGATAACAACAATATTCCTCAAGTACAAACGACTACAAATGGCACGGTATTTACTGCAAGGACCGTTCCGTTTAATGACGTCATTTTTAGTGCCGGAGCATCATCTGGGACAAACAGCCTAATACTCGTATCTAGTCAGGGCGGTAATAGCAAAAGGTCTTTAAGGACTTCGGATTTATCAACATGGACCGCCGGTTTTATGGGGTATTCCCCCACGCCATTGGCATCTACATTTGTTTATGCAAATGTTGAAAATCTTATTTTTTTAAACAATGGACCGAACTCGGATAGGGCAATCATTACGACAAATAACGCCCCGACTACTGGCGACCAAATAAACTTTGTTTATTCTTTTGACCCAAGCGGTATTACATTTGAGACTTTATCCGATTACATTTTAGAGTGCATATCTGGTACCGATGTTGTTTTTGACGTTCCTGCATTACCAGATGGTCGATTTATTTTTTATCCAGGCGATTTTGGAATTACAACCATTGTTTCATAAGCTATGTCAAAGTTTTTAAAAATCCTCCCAGGGTCAATGTCAACGCCATCCGTTGGACCGTTTTTGCTAGACCCAAATATTATTACGCAAATGATTTCTACCGCTGATAATACAATCACATTCAGGGTAAATCAATTTGCTGCTGGCACTGATGAACTCACTATAACCTTTAACGGGAATGACGCAACCCGTCAGGCGCAAAGGCTTTTTATGGAAACTGTTTGTTCAGCCGCAAAAAGCCCTGGAATAAGCACTGAACTTCCAAGGATGGTTAGCGGTTCTACCGGAAACACCTTGACCATTGACTCAATAATTTTTGCATAATTATGAAATCACTAGTTAGATTCGGCTCATTAACCGCTGCTAATACCGGATATATTGATGCTAATTCAATTATTTCTATTGTATTTGCAAGCGATACTTCTGTGGTTGTTACTTGTAGTCCATCAAGAACCATTACTTTTACAGTAACCTCAGACTCTAGTTTTGTCATTCATAATTACATTGCGGATATTTTGATTAGCGCAGCGCAAACTAGTTCTAAGCCCGCGCAAAGTGGATACGCGATTGTTAACATACCGCCATCAATAACTATTGGAGCTACTACCTATACAGTTTCATTTGGAGTAGCATAGTTTTAATCCTCACTCTAAAGCCACCCCCTGAATCTCAGGAGGGTGGCTTTTTTTATTACCTTTGTGTATGATAAATGACGTCAGAAATGCTGTTCTTGCTATCGTAAACAAGAACAACTATGGGTACATTACGCCGGCTGACTTTAATCTTTATGCGCAGCAGGCGCAATTAGACATCTTTCAGGAGTATTTTCAGCTTTACAACACGCAAATACAAAGGGAGAATGCCCGCACATCGGGGACCGGTTATGCCAATTTGAGGCAGATTAGCGAAGAGCTTATTGACATATTTAGCACGTCGGCAACGGTTAGTAAAGCCAGTGGCTTTTACCCTGTACCGACCGATTGTTACTTGTTGATGAACGTCATGTTTGGTTCCAGGGTTGTTGAAAAGGTCCCCATGAATCGTATAGCGTTATTGAATGCCTCAAATCTTACGGCGCCTTCTGTCAGTTTTCCGGTGTATGTTGGGTCTGGCGTTGTTTCCGGCGCATCAGCGACGTCTCGAATTAGCGTATATCCTTCCAGCATTGCAAGTAATTTGACGATGGAGTACATCCGGTACCCAAGGGCTCCTAGATGGACCTGGGTTACTGTATTAAATGGGGACCCGGTCTTTAATGCTTCGGCAAATGACTATGTAGACTTTGAGTTGCCGGACTCTGATATGCCGGCCCTTATTTCCCGGATTCTTCAGTATGCCGGTATTTCTATTCGCGAAGGCGATGTTTACCAGTTTGGTCAAGCAAATGAGCAAGAGGCCCAACAAAAAGACCGTTCATAATGGCATACATAACTCAGGAGCAGTATTACGACAATAATGGAGTCAATCCTCAAGATGCGAATTGGGGAAGCTACCAGTATATTTCCTTGGATGACATTGTCAACAATTTCATGTTGATGTACCAGGGGAACCATGAGCTCATCAATAACATCAACCGGTATCAGATTCTTTTTTTTGCAAAAAGAGCCATTCAGGAATTAAACTATGACGCCCTTAAGGAAGTCAAAGTATTAGAGCGACCAGTAGGCGCCGACCTGAAGCTCATTTTGCCATCGGATTACGTCAACTTAGTTCGTATTTCCGCAGAAAGAGACGGGGTTTTATTCCCGCTTACCGAGAACTTTCAGACCAATTTTGCAACGGCGTATTTAGAGGACCAGAATGGTCAGATACTTTTTGACCAAAATGGGAATGCTCTTTCTCCGCAGCACTCAGAGCTCGAGTTAGCCAGGCTAAATGGTACGGCCCCAAGTCTTTATGTCAATCCGCTGAGCCCTTACAATGGGCAGTATGGATGGAATATCGATGACGTGTGGTATTTCAGGTGGGGTATTGGTGGGGCTTATGGAGCAAATACGGAAACGGCAAATGTGAACCCGGTTTACAAAATTGACAAACAGAGTGGCGTTGTTAATTTTAGTTCAAACATGAGCGGCCTGTTGTGCGTCATTGAGTACATTTCTGATGGCATGGAGAACGGCAACGATGGCTCTGTAAAGGTCAATAAGCTGTTTGAGGACTACATCTATGCCGCTATTAAATACGCCATCCTGAACAACCGTGTGGGCGTTCAGGAGTATATCGTGAACCGGGCAAGGAAAGACCGAAGGGCTCTTTTGATGAATGCAAAAATCAGGCTTAGCAACATTCACCCGGGTCGCCTCTTAATGAACATGAGGGGCCGCGATAAATGGATTAAATGAAGACAGTAATAAATTTTGTAGGCGGTAAAATGAATCAAGACCTCGATGAGAGGCTTGTTCCGCCTGG